TTGGATGTGCTTCTTGACTTCGTAGGTCGTTGCGTCTATATTCACCGCCACCAAAGTGCCATCGTAAGCATAGACAACGGGAGATGTAAACAAGTCAAGCAACCACTCGCTCTCCGCTTCCGTGATCCAGTTACTAAACATCTTGACCTTGTGAGTCATATTCGTGTCATAGGTCTTTTGCTTGAATGCCGATGTAGTGTAACCGTATGTCGCACCCAATGTGTATGGGTTTGACTTAAATTGCTTTCGCTGGATGTCGTAATTGTCACGCCTCACCCTATTGAATCGGAATGAGTCAAAGCCACCCAACGAGTTCAAGAAGAACAAATCGGTTGTGTCGTATTTGCTACACTCGTCAATCAGGTTCACTCGGTAGGTTTCGGATAGAACCGTTCCTCCAAGTTTTAACTGGATGTCGTAGTATGTCGCTGCACCCGGTATTGTCAATTGGCTTCCTGATGGAATGCGAACCACCTTTGTGGATGGTAGATTGATTGTTTGTGTGGACGCATCGGAGTAAGTTACAAGGGCAGTTGTTGCCGTGTTGCGGATAGCATAGAGCCAATCCTTTTGAGTGCGGTGAATCGTCTTGCTACGGATGGGAGTCAAGAACAAACCATCCCCATCCATCGTATATTGCCCTGCATAGTTCACCAAGTTAATCGGATTGAGTGACGCATTCCAAACGCTTCCAGTTGCCGATGTCAAGTTGGTGTATTCGGTCACGCTTCCTGTGGCAGATGCAGAGTATTCATATCCAAACTCCACCTTGTAATCCATAATTGAATTTGTGCAACCACTTGCTGCACTATCGTTGTAGTTCCAATCGTGGGTGACATAGTTCTCAAGGATGCGTCCGATGTTGAACACGCCCTTGTTTGTGCTTCCGTAGTAGATAGGTGCTTTGAGCTTGGCAAGTGATGTCGTGCTTTGCTTGACCTCTGCAATGAACTTGAAATTGTCCTTTGTGTAGATGCCACCTGATGACTCCGTAATGACAAAGTTGGTATCGTTGTACGCTGGAGCGTATTCGTTTGGTTGTTGTGTGATAGATAGTGCCACGATTATTGCATAATACAATGGTTAATTACACCGATTTTGGGGTAGTTTAACCAATATATTGTTAACCTATAGGTTTAGTTTATGACGGATAGATTCAACTTTAAAGTTGAATTTTTGTGATAATGTCACAATTATCCAACGATAAAGTGCGATATAATACGCAAAAGCATATAGTTTAGTCCCTTTTATGGCAAGTTATATGTGTATGGGTATAATACCGCTCGGTATAAAACAAGGGGATTGAATGAACCACCTTCAACATCTTCCCGATAGGGAATGCAAACATTTGCCACTAATCCTATATTTTGGCAATTTGTAACAAATACTGCCAATAATTTGTTACAACATCTCGTTCAAACAAGCCACGACATATGCGTTGAATCCCTTTGTTGCTGACTGCTCCAATCGTTTCTGCCTCTCTTTTGTCTTTGCTTTGTAGAATGCAATCGTGTTCAGGAACTCAATCAACGGCATTTGCAAGATGGTGTCCCATTTTGTCCGATCCCCTTTGACAATCTTGTCAACTAATTCCAACCACGCTAATGGACTTACGCTTCCCGTTTCAATTGGTTCATCTCCTCCTTCAAATAGGTTAGGATAGTTTCCAATAGTTTGGGATAAACTGCCGAAAAAAAAACTGCATAGGAGTAAGCGGTGGTAACTGGAAGCGATAGAAACAATTCACACTTCTCTTGGTAGTGTGCTTGTGCATCGGTCACCTTCTTTGTGCGTCCCAACAAATCAACCTCATAAGTCAGCAACGCCATCACTTTGTGGAGCGACTCAATCATATCACCGTTGAATACTTGCTGGAGTTCAATGAAGTGGTGTCCGCAAATCTCGTTCGTTGTCTTTGCCAACTTCCAACGCCTTCCACGATGTCGGAATGAGAATCGCACCTTGTCGGTTGGTAGCGTGTTTAGGAACTCCAACTTCTTCAGTTCGGTTGTCAGCTCATCAATCGGCATTGACTCCACCTTGTCCATTGACCAATCTTTGACGATGGCAAGGGTGTTCATTGTTTTCTCAATGTGAGACATATCACGACAAGAGTGAATCTCTTGCAGTTGGTATATGGTTATATTATTCCATTTCATAGCGTTTCAATTTGTAACGAGTTAGGCAAAGTAAAAAGTACCCGGTCTATTGTGTGACTTGCAATCCACCGCCAATGCGAGAGCCATAACGCAGTCATCGTGTAGTCCTGTCGGTGCGGTGTATCTCACACCAGTTCGTGTGTATTCAAATTCAAAGTTCTCCATCTCGCTTCCGATTGGTTCTTCAGGAAAGAATACCGAGTTCTGCTGAACGCAGAGAACCAGTCCCTCAATGAGTTGTTGCTTGGATTGTGATGTAAACTTGAATCCCTTGACTCTTTGGCATACCCTTTGGATTTGCTCCACAATAGGATCACCCACACCTGTTGAGTCAATGAACGCTGGAGTGTTTCCAATCAACCGAATGATGCGGTCTTGGGTGATGCCCCAATCCGCTTGGAATCGGTCAACATACGCACATTGATTGTTGGCATCCAATCCAACGATGACGGTATAGTCCGAGTATTTTGCAAGGTCAATTCCCCAAGCGACAACCGTTCCTCGTGATACAGGTCGGTAACATCTGCGGATGTTGTCAATTCCAAAAGGGTTGGTCTTGTCATCCGCTGGTTCTGCAAGATACAACTCGTTGAATACATTTTCAGGAAGGTCACGCTTTGCTTGTTCTACCTCCTCAAGTTTGAGAATACCCTCCTTGACTGCATCGTAAGCGGTTATTTTGAAATAACGATAGTCATTCTCTCCGCTCCTTGCCCTTTCTCCTAATTTGTAGAACCAGTTCTTTTTGCCTTTGACATTCCCAATCAGTTTGCACTTGCCTTGTGTGGCAGTTAGCGTTGAACGCATAGCATACCACGACTCCTCTCTCATACGAGATGCCTCATCAATGACGGCAGCAAACACATCGTCTCCATAAAGGTTGTCGGGTTTCTCGCCTGACTTGAACTCTATTCGGGATCCTGTTGGAAGGGTGAGCAATAACTTGGTCTCGTTGCTTTGGAAGAAGTTGACATCGGTGACTTGTGTTTTCATCCTTCGGAATGCAATCTCCGCTTGTTGGTATACAGGAGCAACCCACCAAACCGATTGCCCATCCTTGCACTTGAGAGCTTGTTCAAACAACCATATGATGTGTGATGCGGTCTTTCCCGTCTTTGTACTCGCTGCCGTTATCGTAAACCTCTCCTCACAATCAAGGATGGCTTGTTGGTAACTGGTAACATATGGTCGCTTGTAGTTTATTTGCATAATTTATCGTAAACCGCCAACCGAGTCAGGTTGTGCAGTTCCAAATTGTGATAGGTATTGCAATAGTCAAAGTTGCTCCGTCCCATAGATTGTCTCACCGAATGACCAGCGTGAATCAGTTTTTCAATGGATGCTTTCCAATTGTTTTTGTTGGTGAATATCACTCCATCGTTTGATGTGTGGTAAAGATATGGGAACACCGCAGAGCAGATGATAGGGATGCTATACGCTGCCGCTTCCACAATCTTCAACTCACTCTTGCATTGATTGAAGTGGTTGTCCTGAAGCGGTGCAAGTACGAAGTCAAAGTGCTTGTAAACTTCCCCATATTCCCACACGCTTGTGCCTTCCACAATCTTGGCTTTGGGAATCAGTTTGACGATGTTATTCCAATGCTCACTCGGAGTGTAACCAACGATGTAGAACTCCACATCCATTGAATTGATGTCATCAGCGATGAGCTTCAAGTCCTCCTCGTGTGTAATTCCTCCCACCCATCCAATCTTCACCGTCTCATTTTTCTCCTTAATTTGCGACCATTGGTTGTGTGTTAAGTCAAGGCAGTTCGGCACGACATACACCTTCTCGTTGATGGTGCGTATCTCCTTTGCCAACATCGGAGTGGTGGTGATGACTGCATCCGCATAGTGGATGGCATCCTTGATGGCGTTCTTGATTCCCTTCCTGTATGCCCAATATGCTGGGTTGTATTTCGGGAGTACCCAATAGTCATCCACATCTATCACATAGGGTTTCCCGGCATCAGCGATCCGCTTGAGAATATCATAGTGGTATTTTCCGAGCCATCGGGAGAACACAATCACATCGTACAACTTGAAGTCAATGGTCATCCATTCCTCTTAGGATTGGCAGACATCAATTGTCGCTTGTCCGTCCAACTGCAAACGAAGGTGCGGAGTGTAGATGCGGTGATAAACCACACCATTCATCCCATCGGTTAATATCAGGATTCTCATTCGTTTGGCAAAATTGGTATAGGCATCCAGTACACGACCTCAAGCAACCTGTTGGTGTGTTCGTCAATCC